GCTTAGGGCTATTGTAAATTTAAAATTTAAAATATGGATGAGGCGAAATTCCTCAAAAAGAAAAGAAGATAAAATCATATACAAAAATATCATATTTAGGTCACTAAAACACAGTGGCACGGAAGACTTCATCCCAATACTTCCATGTTAAATACACAGGACGAATGCCAGCATCAAGGAGAGCACGATTAACACGTTGCATAAAATCAATATAATAATCGATACCCCAAAAATAGGCAAACTTACTTGCATCTTCAACATTCTGTCTGAGCTGTTCGACAGGGTCATCTGAGTCTCTAACCCAATTAGTTAACTCGTGAATGGTATCTTTACATATTTGAGCCATTTTCCATTGTGGAAAAGATGGATGTTTACCAAAACCATTTTTGAGAAAAGTAACTGAGTTCAAGGGACGCAATGACAAACACACTGCATTCTTTGCTTCATCAGTAAATACAATACCATGTTGCTTAAGAAAAGTGGCAACCATAACTTGATTGAACCAAGTCGCCACTTCACCTTTGACAGAAACAACACTGTCATCACCATAGCAAGCTTCAACAACATACTTATGATAGCTTTCTATACTAGCATAGGTGGGTTGCCCCTGAATGCGGGCCAAACTCAACCAACTAAGTCGCATATAATATGCCACCATGATAGTATTAATTACAGTCGTAAGCGGATTGCCAGAAGGATTGCCCTGGTGATCGAAGAACACTAAATTTTTGCACAGATGTTGTGTGTGCACAAACTCCAGAAAAAGTGTTCTTCGCACGTTCTTATTTTCTGGAGGTTCATCATCCCCATACCAGTGATTTATAGCATCACAAATCTTCATATAAATATAAGGATCATGAATACCATCAAATCGTGAGAAATCACCGGCAAAAGCATAGTTGCTGTTGGCAGCCAACCGATTATACAAATACGTCCATTCAAATGAGTACGGATTTATACCAACAGCAGAAAAGAATTTACAATTATGAGACAAAAAAGCAGTAACAAAAGACATAAAATACTTCCGAGTCAGAATAGTGAGATCAACAGGAGGAAGAGTAAATTGTCGAGTTTTGCCCGTTTTAATTTTCTCCAAAGACCTTCTTTCATCTTTAAGGCAATCAACCCACAAACTTGGGACACGATGACTAACTTTAGCAGCAGCCTCGCGCAATTCCAAATTCATAGCCAACTCCTCATTGATAACACCACCTTCATCAAACAAGTATGACTTACCAACAGTACAAGCAGGACGAGTTAAAACATATGGATAACCAGGACTCGAAGACATATTCATGCGATCACAAAACTTAATACTATCATTACCATAAATGGATTCAACTTCAGTCAACAAACGTCGAGGCATGGCTGGAACCATCTCATCAAACTCCCTCATCATATCCTTAGTAATCTCAGCAATATCATCAGGTGGAAAAGGCAAAGTTGGCGTAGCATATTTGTCAATAGCCAATTGCATAGGAGGAGTACCTTGATAACGATGATCCCAAGGAGCAAGAATAGCTGGTTCAGTAACATGAGGAAAAACTTTATCATGAATACGCGATTTACGAATAGCAGATTTAACAGGAAGACCAACACTAAGTTTATCAGGCATAAGACCAACATACGTGAAATTTCCATTCAATTCAATAGGACCACGACTATACAATTCAGGATCAGGATTAGCACTCTGAGCAACGGGTAAACCATTACTAACTTCATTGAAATGGTGCAATCCTTCACATATCATTTCATACGTTATGAGAACAGAAAAACCAGTATGATCATCAGCAACACCAGCAACATGAATGCCCAAAAACTTATGTTGTAAACGAGGATTGAAAGCGAGCAACAAACCACCACAATCACCAGCACGAGTTGTTGCATTATACGACCACCCAGACTGTTGTTTCAATAGAGTTGCATCTGGCAACAAATAATTAGCCGAAGCAACAGCCTTAGCTTCAACAATATGACTACGCAACTGAGGCATTCCATTGTCCAATTTCTCCATGACTTCCAACTCAGCATCAGTGAGATTAAAATTCAGTTCATCATCACGAATAAAATGCTTTTCTATGGCAGCAGCAGCAGGCCAGTTAACTGGTAACTTCAAAATCCCAGCATCAGCATAATTCCTTAAACGATAAGCTGAACCCTCCTGGAAAAAGAAAACATATGGAACACCTTGCTTTATGATAGTGAAAGTAGTATTAGGAACAAGAACACTCAAACAATGCCATGGAGCAAGAACACATTGACCACGAATAGCTAACACATTAACCCATGAAGTCCCCTTAGGAGTAGAAAACTCCAAAACAGCAAGTGCACGAGAAACACAATTTTGAACAAGATTATTTGCCTGTTTATCTTTAGCTCCTTGAGATTCCATACTACCTAACTGTGCACGGTACATTGTTCTAGGAACAGATTTAGTAATACCGGCAGTATATGGAGCACTCTCGGACTTCTTAATTGCTTCAGCAACAGCACTCTCAGCAATTCTTTCGATTTCAACAGGATCAATATCTTCTTCAATAGCATAACCCAAAGTAGATTTTATTTTACGAGCAACTGAATTAACAATCTGCCTAGTCTTGTCAACTCCAGTAGAGGCAACATCACGAATATAAACGACAGGACGCGAATCACTAACAATACCAAAAACATGTGAAACTTTTTCTTCAATCTTCTCACTTAGTGATGGGAAAACACATTTAATAATTTTCCAAGATAAAAACAAGCCAGCGGCCCAAGTGAGCATTTTAGCAAGTTTAAATAACTTAGGATGATCAGCACACCATTGTTTGACCCAACACTTCGCTCCTTCCGCAGCAGCACGAACCTTGGACATATAAGTGTTTTCAATGACATTATGTAAATCACGATCATAGTAATTTTTGCAAATCTGCTGCCATTTTTCTTCTCCATTGTCCATAACTCCCAATTCCCAATTAAGAGCTGCTACTTCAGACGTTGTTTCAGAATTCATTTCATAACGATTAGTGACAGTATTCAACACGACACAGGACCACATTAAATCAGGATAAGCACGCCAATCGCTTGATTTAAAATCATTATGATGCGACAAAACCATATGTTTAGCTGACTCTTGTTTACCATACACACGAACATGCAAATCCTTCATTTGTTGGACAGTTGGGATTTGTTTACATCCACGCCAATTCGAAGCTATAAATGCAGCTATTTCTTCATCTTTAGCAATGATGACACGTTGTGCATCACCCATTTTCAGACGACTATCAAGCATGCGCAATCTACTCAAGCCATCATTAACAGCACAATCCTGTGGACGATTAAAGTTAAGATTGGATCTAAACTTCACACGCTCCCATTCTTCCCCACCAGACTGTGAAGTTCCCTGGGCCTGAGTATCATCAAACCACATTAAGTCAGATGGAGTACTTTTCTCTTTTGCACGATTGATAGTTTTCTTGACAGTATGACGAAGTGGATTACGACCACTAATGGGCTGACTACACGTTTGTGCAAATTCATTACTCATCATTCCTGCTGCATTCCTAGCATCTTCATGTTCTTTCAACAAATGTTCTTTTGGAGTCTCTTTAACAATAATGCCAGCATTGAGATCCAACCACACACGCTTACGTTGAGCTGCCAAATGATCAGAAGCACGACCACAAATGAGTTCAATGACTTGATCCATGTTAAGATCAGATATTTGTACACGACGTGTGCAATCAATTGGATCGATAACATCGAACAAAAGATTACTAAAATCGTCGGCACGAGCCAATCCCGGATTGGCCTTAACATGAAGCAACAAATTTCGACGACGCCAAATGGCCATATGACATGCAATATCAGAAGGAGTAGGAAAAGGATTATTGGTAGTTTGCAATATGAAATGAGATCTAAATGGTCTTCCTTTTTCTTCAAGTGAAGCCATATTCAAGTGCATACTAAAATTAGATTTCATATTGATAAACTCCATGATTTCAGTAGTAGTACTACCATCCTGAGCAAAATCATCCTGAACAACAAAAGGTTGGCCACAATAACCAGTCCAAAAATCGTCAGCAGAATTTCGCCCATAACAACGATGAGTTCGAGCATAATCCATATAATCTCCCACATATCCCATGACAGCTGCAAGAATAGATGATTTCCCAAGACCAGAATCTCCAGTCATACAAACACAAAACGGATCAATACGAGACGGCACAGGACTATTTAAATTGGCCTGCTTGACAGCTAATTCTTGAACTTTCCGGTAACCATGAGAAATATAAGTACTAATAGATGACGGAACACCTTTATTTTGCACCAACTTATACATCTCCTTGGCCTGATCCATAAGTTTCCAAACTTCTTGTTGACGATCAGGATTCCAAATAGTTTCCATAAGTTCATCTTCATTATTCAATTTATTAACTCTATCAAGCCAATCCAAAACATCATCACTACGATCAGCAATAATTTTACGAGCCAGAAAACCATCCTTTTCAATGTCAAAAGCCCAATCAACAGCAGATTGTAGGACATTTCCAATCCATGTAAACAACCACTCAGCAGTCTTTACAGCCTGGCCAGCAAAATGAAATTGCTTAAGACGATCACACCAAGTAGACGCAAAAGACTTCACATGTTCAGGATCTGGAGTATCAGAAAACAAAGAAAAGAAAGAGAAAGTAGCAATACCAGAAGCAATCCACTTGAGACAACCAGAATAATCTCGCAACATTTCCTTAAAACTTTGAGCGGAACCCACATCATTAACTTTTCGCTGTGGCACTTTCCAAACAGGATCTGAGTAACCTAAATGTGAAAACATCCAATTAACACAATTTGCAGCTATCTCAGGTGTGACACCAAGTGCCACTCCTATTCCGCTCAAAGCCAAAACACGTGTTGTCCAATCTTCGGCTTGAAACAAATTATACACTCCCAACACTATACCTCCTATCCGAGTCATATTGAAAACAGTTGACATTTTATCAGTTGTGTCAGCAACTCCTTCAGCAGCATTACCCATCTTATCGATCACTTTTTCAACCTTCGGTAACAATCTTGATGATGCTTCCAAACCAGAAAGAACATTATTCAAAGAATTCATTGATTTCTCAATCATAGGCAAATTAGAGTTCATAAAATTGCCAACTTTGATAATGCCTTGGAAAGCGCCATCAACTTCATCAAAAACCGCCTGATCGAGAATATGGGTACCACTCGCATCATTTTCTTGACTAACAATGTTATACTGACGTACAACATCATCACCATCACCACCTGCCTGTGCTATGCCAACAAAATTTTGAATATCGTATTGAGGAACAATTTTAGAAGTATCCATGGAGCGAACAATTTCACGCTTATAACCATATTCTACACTCCTAGTATTGCATAATCCTTCATTACGATTCCTATCAGACACATCACGAGAAAATTCAGAAAACTTATTGAACATGATAGCGGGACAATTACGCGGAACATAAAAATTAAAAGCATCACCAATACTATGAAAGACCATACACTCTACAGAACGAGTAACATCAGATTTTAAGAAAAACCGCACAAGACCATTTTGACAAGCCAAACCATGATCAAAATCAAAAGACGAACACATTTGATATGGACTAACGAAAACAGTTTCAACTTCAACAACATTCATAACATTACCTCCATACATGGCCATACCCTTCTGTGTTTCATTCATGAAAACAGCTTCAGCAGTACGATAGATGTGCATCGCACCAGTTTTAACAGGATCATGCATACCAAAAGCTGTCATTCCAGGATTCCCAGGCATAACTAATTTAAAACGCAATGAGCCTTTCCAAAAAGTAAATAATTGGGAGAAAACAGACAGCGCTGTCAAACGGCGATCAGGAGTATTGCCAGAAATTTGCATGGGACGAACAGGAACTTCAACGATAGTAGGAACATTAGCCTCAAGAGATAAATTAAAAGACCAAAAACACGCAGGACGCTTCAAAATTTCACGTAAACTCATCCATGACTCCCCCATGGTTCGATCAGAATGTGTTGTCATAGGTTTTCCAACAGCAATCAGAGGAGAAGTGGGATTTTGCTTCTTAGCAGCAACAGAAGTAACTGCTTTGCCATCAGGTTTAGCTGATTGAGCCTCACCAACAAAATTGCCGGTCGGACATACATGTGTCGAGGTGAAAATAGAGGTAGTCACATCAGCTTCCTTGAAAATACTAGACTTAACAATTCCCTGCAAATTAGAAGATGGCTTAGCTTCTTGCTCGATATTAGAAGCAGGTCCACAAGCGCCATCAAACAAAAGTTTACGAAAACCAAGACTCACTTTAGACCACGCTTTAAAAGAAAGAGACCCTGCGAAAGCAGCAAGACGCGAACCAATAGGACCAGACATATAGTGAATTTCATTAATCTGTACAAAATTATTGATACTAGGATCCTCAATGAAAGTTTCAATGAGTTGAATGTTACGAATGTTAGCAATGAAGGGTGAAAGATCATCTTTAACGGCACGCCATGCATTTTGCCAAATACTATTGTTAACCTTATCAACGGTGATAGCCAATTCCTTGACCTTTAAAAACATATATGCACAAACACGAGCCTCAAAACAATCATTACCAACAAAAGTTTGTTGGACAGCATTCAAGCCCATAGAATTAACAACTTTACTCAAAGGAACACCAATAGCAAGAGCATTATCAAAACCGGTATAAAAAGCTAGGCGAAAATTATCAGGATGCCCAGGTATGTTTTGTCCACAAATCTCTATATTAATATCAATAGTCGAAGAAGCTATAGAGGGACACCTTAAGGGCTCCAAAACAGTGATAGTAAGAATGCCATTTGAAGCTCTCCCAATACCATTGTTATACCTATAAGTAGGATCATTGGCATCCAAAGGTAAAAATTGATCACACCGCAACCACTCACGAGGAAACATAGAAGGAATAGGAACTTCAACAACACGATCTTCATGAATATCCCACACATCATTAGGAGCTTGGATTTTCTTACAGAAGGGCATTTGTGATTCTTCTGTATCAGTATTAGCATCCGGCATCCAACGCACTTGCAGCCTGCCAGTATGCATATCCGAAGCAACAGCTGTGAGACGATAGACAAGAGTTCCTCCCCAAAACATAAATTGACGAGCGACAAAAGCCAAAAAGGATGGTTGAAAACCAGTATAAAGACCCAATGTTGGTTCTTCATACAATGAAACACATGGATTAACAACAAATTGAGCGATACGAGCATTAGCATTGGCGGTGACAGACCATTCTTTTACTTGAATACGAGTATATTCTCCAGTAAAAGTGGTGAGATCCATTTGATCACCACTAACGCCAGCAACATCAGAATTGACATCAACCTCAGCTTTAGTATGAAGTGAAAGACGAGTAGAATGATCAGAACCATCACAATGAGCCAAAGCATCAATAGTTCTAATTTGCACAGCTAGAGGAGTTCTTCCTTCAGTTGGCTTATCACACATGATTCCACCAACCATTTGACTAGCTTTCTCCATAGCTTTCGCAGCAAATTTAGCTTCAAAACTTTGAGCTCTACCAACATTGACTCCTGGCAAAGTATCCAAAATCCCAGAAACTTCTGTCCTATAAAGTGGATCTTTAAATGTAGAAGCACTGCCAGTATAACCAATATCATTAACAGCAAATGGATCATTACCTTCACGCAAATGATGAGAACCATACAAATTATGATTGACGAAACGAGCCTGGATGGTGTAACCCACATTATTTTGACTACCAGGGCCAATACGCAATTGATTCCACACAACAACATACAATTTTCCTGTATATGTATAAGCATGATCAGGATCATCACCTATAGGAAAATAACTACGAAAATGCTGCCATGGTATAGTGATAACACCAGCAGTAGAAGAAGAAGCATCAATTTCAACATTTGGATATTTAATAAAAGTATTAAATTCCAATTCACGAGTGTTAAACTGAACAGGAAAAGGAACCCAAATCATACGCAATTTACCACAATTAGCCTTGATAGTATTGAGACGTATAGTAAACTCATAAGAACAATTAAAATAACTGTAAGTATTGAGAATACGCAACAATCCTTCTCCACCACACGCGCCCACAAACATATCATTGGGTAAAATACGACCAATTTTAAAAAGTCCACGTGCATCAGTAACATTCCAAACATCTGAAACCAAAGTGATTGGACGAGTGAATTGATTTTCCAAATCATTTGGCAATTCACAAATTCCCTTAGGCTTAACAGGAATATTTGGAACATAAACATCAGCAGTGACATGTTCAACAGCACGATCTTCCTGGAAAACAACGTTAGATTGGTGTTCTTCAACTTGATATTCTATAGGACTCTCTTTGGCCATCATCTTACTGCATCCTGGATCGTCATTTTCCATAAGAGCTCCCCAATCAGCAGTATCTGCAGATTGAGCAACTCCCACATCCAAAGGCACATCATCAAAATGTTGATTATTACGATTAACAAAACAAAAAGGACCATCATTACGACCAGAGTTATCAGTCATTTCAAGCCAATTCTTTAATAATTCATGCAAATGCATGACTTCAAAATCATAAATAGCCTGAGTATGCGCTTTTTCAATATTGATCTTAAACCTATCCAAGCTATCAACCATCTCATCATACCAATTGTCTAAACTTGGACTAACAGACCGGCCATAACTACACACAAAACCATTATCTTTGAGAAATCGGATGAAAGTTAAAACAGCACCAGACAACCTACGCAACCTACGTCGAGCATTAGCTTCACGTTGCTCAGGATTATTACCATGTACATCACGATTAGAACGAGAAGTGAATATTAGCTGATCAAGGGCAGCAATCATAGCAATATAGTGATTACGAGAACTTTCTTGTGGTTTACATGTCACAACAGATTGACCAGCCTGGGCATTTCCGACATTAATATCACTATCAGAATCAGAAAGCATACCATCAAAAGTTTCAGCATTACCCCAATGACGACACTTATGTCTACGACGTAATTCTTCAGCAAATCTAGCGTACTGGGAGTAACACTCATCACACTTGTTGGTACAGTGAATCCACTTGTCAGAAGCCAAAGGTGAATGCCAAGGAGTAGGATGTTGCTTATCAAATTCTTCAATCATTTCTTGATTGCGATCAATCTTAGCTCGCATCCAACTAATTTTCTTGTACAAACTCTCAGCACGATCACTATAATTACGAAAATCAGCAACAAATTTGTAATGTTTACGCGGCAAATTTCCAGATATCTTTCTTCCCCTAGGTTTGAAATGTTTCAAATCAGACAAAGAGGGTGGGGATCTTGCAGGACTCCTAGCATCTGTCAATGGGACATTAACAAATTTAATATTGTCAGTGTCACAAATGTAAGAAGGTCCTGTTCGAGTCTCGAAAGACTCTCTCGGGTTTAGTTCCGGAGACTGTGGAGAATGATGCTCTCCACTACATTGTGCATTTTGGGTCGACACACTAGACACTGTTTTTGATACTTTTAAGGTCGGTATCACAGACTCAGAGGTTTGTTTTTGCAGCAAGTAAGATTCCATTGTTGGCACCTTGAGTGAAAACCGATTAGGGACTAGGTTTTCAAACATCCCATATAATATCCCAGGCTTAATGATATATCCTAAAGAAATAAAACAAAGCTGAGGGATCTGTCCCCCGTGTCTGGACAACGTAAACGCAGAATCACGGTACGCAGGGGGTAGTTGACAACTAGCCATAATGATTTCAGGTTGCGTGCGAATAGCAACTATGCAGAAAACGCGTTTCTAAAACCATCATTCCTGGTCATTGAAGAACTATGGGTATCGCTATAATGGATAATCCATAAAACACTACATAACAAAACAAAACAAAACATAACACAAAACATTGAACACAAACAAAAATTGGTAAGATCAATCGAAATTGATATTACAATAGAAGGTGTGAGATAACCGTGTTATAAGCCATCTCTTTCAGTAAAACTGCCGACGCCAACACGCCGGTCGAAAAGAA